CCTTTACGACGGGTGCAAGGTTTGTCCTAATCAAGCGCGCGGACAGCACGGGTGATAGGTATGTCTGGGACACGGCACTGGGGATTGTCACGGGCAACGATCCGCACCTGAGCCTGAACACAACGGCTGCGGAAGTCACCAGTGACGATACGATTGACCCGGATAACTCTGGCTTCATCGTGAACCAAGTGGCTGCAACCAACGTCAACGTCAACGCTGCGACCTACATCTTCTTGGCCATCGCATAATCAACCCCATCTGAAAGGATCAATCTCATGGGCGAATACAGACACAAAGTCACGGGCGAGGTGAAGTCGCAGGGTGAATGGCGGTCGGCCAACCCTAACATCTCCATGCCTCGCACTTGGAACCAGAACGTCTTGGATGCTCTCAACATCGAGGCTGTCCTTGAAGCACCTAAGCCAGACGCTGGCCCGTATCAGTATGTCGCCCGCAACGGTGTCGTGCAGGATGCTAAGGGCAACTGGGTGACGGCTTGGGAAGTGCGGGAGATGTTCTCGGACGACGAAGAAGGCACCAAGGCTGGAAAAGAAGCTGCGTATCAGGCTGGCCTTGACGCCACTGCGGCTAAGTCTGTTCGCGACGAGCGCGACCGCAAGCTGGCCGAGACCGATTGGATGGCTCTGTCCGACGTGACGATGAGCGCAGAGATGACTACCTATCGGCAGGCGCTTCGTGATATAACGGCTCAAGAGGGCTTCCCGCACAGCGTGAACTGGCCCGTCAAGCCGTAAGGAGCGCACATGCCGCTTGTCCCGCTTCAAATCCCGCCGGGCATTTCTCGCAAGGGGACTGCCTTAGAAAGCACGGGCCGCTGGTTTGACGGCTCGCTCGTTCGCTGGAAGGACGGCGTATTGCAACCCGTCGGCGGCTGGACGCAGCGCGGGGAAGCGACCGCCACAGGCGTGGCTCGCGGCGCTGTCTCATGGCGCGCAAACAATGGCACGCGCTGGCTGGCTTTCGGCACGCACAACGCGCTGAAGGTCATGGGTGCCAGCAACACCGTGACCGACATCACGCCGACCGGGCTGACGGCTGGCATTGTCAGCGCGGATGCAAATGACGGCTACGGCGGCGGGCTTTACGGCGTCAGCTTCTACGGCACTGAGCGGCCAGAGGGCGAAACCCCAATCCCGGCGACAACTTGGTCGCTGGACAACTGGGGAGAATATCTCGTCGCATGCTCCAATGCAGACGGCAAAATCTACGAATGGACACTGAACGTCGCCAATGACGCCGTTGTCGTGACCAACGCGCCGACCGGCAACAGCGGCATCCTTGTCACCGAGGAGCGTTTCCTGTTTGCCCTTGGGGCTGGCGGCAACCCTCGCAAGGTTCAGTGGTCTGATCGAGAAAACAACACGGTCTGGACGCCCAGCACGACGAATGAGGCGGGCGATCTGGAGTTGCAGACCAACGGGCAAATCATGCTGGCGCTTCGCACGCGCGGGCAGGCTTTGATCCTGACCGACGTGGACGCGCACACAGCGACGTATCAAGGGCCGCCCTTCGTTTACGGCTTTGAGCGTGTCGGCTCGTCTTGCGGTGCAGCCTCACGCAACTGCGCGGCAGCCGTCGATGCTGGCGTGTTTTGGATGAGCCGCGACGGGTTCTATTCGTTCACCGGCGGCGGCGTGCAGCCCCTGCCGTCTGAGGTGTCTGATTACGTCTTCAGCAACCTGAACCTCGCGCAAATCTCTAAGGTCGCCTGCGTGGCGAACGGCCTGCAAAACGAGGTTTGGTGGTTCTACCCATCCGCCGCATCGAACGAAAACGACAGATATGTCGCATTCAACTATGCTGAAGGATATTGGACCATCGGCGCTCTGGCCCGCACTTGCGGCGTCGATGCTGGCGTATTCCGCAACCCAATCTTGATCGCACCGACCGGGCCGATCTACGCGCACGAAACGGGCTGGAATTATGAGGGCGCTGAGGTTTACGTCGAAAGCGGCCCGGTGCAGATTGACGTTGGCGACCAGACCATGATGGCCAAAGAGTTGATCCCTGACGAGAAAACGCAGGGCGACGTGACCACGACGTTCAAGACCCGGTTTTATCCGAATGACACCGAGCGGTCGTTTGGGCCTTACTCTATGTCGGCCCCGACCAGCGTGCGATTTAGCGGGCGTCAAGTCTCGATGCGCGTTGTCGGCGCGCGTCTGGCTGATTGGCGATGGGGCATTCCGAGGCTTGACGTTGAGGCCGGAGGCCGTCGATGAGGTTTGGCATCCCGGTCATCGGGCAGGATGTGCGCGGATGGGGCGAAGAATTGCGCCGCTTTCTTGCACGGACGTGGGACAATCTCAGCTTCAAGTCGAGTGACGCCAGCCCGTCCTCTGACGGGATTATCCTGTGGGATGCGGATGGGGGTTATCCTGTCGTTTCAAAAAATGGCGAGTGGCGGCAGATCGTCTTGGGCGATGGTCACGCCATCTTCGCGCAGGATGCCGATATCACTGCGGCCGCCGCAAACACCGCATACGCCATCCAATTCGACACGCCGTCGCTGGCCGCTGACATCGCACTGGACCCGACGAACACTACGCGCATTGTGTTTTCTGAGGGCGGCCTGTACCGCATCTCGTTCACGGCGCAAATTCACTCGTCATCTGGCAGCACAGTCAACTTTCGCTTCTGGCCGCGCGTCAACGGCACTAACATCACGGGCAGCACAATGGTGGCCAGCCTGCACAACGCCAACGCTTCTATTGTCGTGTCGCGCGACTCGATTTTCCAGTTTGCGGCCAATGATTACCTTGAGGCCATGTGGGCGACGACCAGCACCAACGGCTCGCTGTTGGCGCACGCCGCGACTGCCTACGCGCCCGCGTCGCCCTCGGCTACAATGGCCATCAGCCGGGTGCAGGCATGACGCTCTTGGAGCATTGCCGCCAGTGGATCGCGGACGCGCTGGAATACAGCGGCGGAACGCATGACTTCCAAGATGTGGCTGACGGCATCCTGAGCGGGCGTATGCAGTTGTGGCCTGCTGAAAAGGGGTGCGCTGTGACTGAAATCGTGTTATATCCTAAGAAAAGTGTCCTGCACGTTTTTTTAGCCGGTGGTGAGATGGAAACAATCGTCAACATGATTGATTCCGCCGTGGCTTGGGGAAAGACACAGGGCTGCACATCAATGACAATCGCCGGACGACGCGGATGGGAGCGGGTTCTTGCGAAGCACGGATACAAACCCGTCATGACGGTGTTGGAAAGGGACTTTGAATGAGCGGCGGAAAAGGCGGAACACAGACTTCTGAGGTCAAAATCCCCGAATGGCTGGAAGCGGCGGCTAAAGAGAATTTGGCGCGCGGGCAAGCCGTGGCCAATATCGGATACACCCCGTATTACGGGCCTGACGTTGCTGCCATGACGCCGATGCAAATGGCGTCCATGCAGGGCATAAGCAGCGCGGCTGGGGCCTTCGGTCTGCCGGGCGGTGGCATGACGGGCATGGAGGGTATGCCGACGCCGCAGACCTTTGCTGGCGGCGTACAAGGTTACTCGTCGGGCGGCCTTTACGATCAGGCTTTGGCTGAGTTGGAGGCCCGCCGACCGGGACAATACAACGCCATCACCGGCATGTTCATTGATCCGATCACTGGCGCACCGCCGATCAATACTTTCGACCCGATTACGACGTTACCTGTGCTGCCGACGCCTGCCCCGATTATTGGCGGCCAACGCGACCGCGACGACGACCGTGGCGGTCGTGACCGTGACGGCATGGGTGGCGCGTCTCGCTCTGGCGGCTCTGGCGGTTATACTGGTATGCGCGACATGTTCGACGGCGGTGGCCCGGGGCGGTCTGGATCGACATTCTCAGGCGGCGGTCGGGTTTCTGGCATTGCAAATGCGGCTGGAATTAGCCCGGTCGGGCGCGACGGCGGCGGCGGTATGGGACGGGGGAAATAATCATGGCAGGCGGATCGAACCCAAGACAAGTCGCAACCCCGGCTTCGCCGAAAGCCGGACAACCGGGCCGCGTCACCAGCTTCAACAGCACGCCAGCAAGCCGGCCACTGCCGGGCACGGGGCCGGGTTCCTCGCAGGCCCAACTTGCCGTCATGCCGCGCATACCAGCAACACCTGCTCCCGTCGCGACAACGCCCGCAGCCCCAACGCAGCCCAACATCTTTCAGCAATCGGCTGGCGCTTACACGGGCGCTATCAACGCTGCCAACGCAACGGCGGCATTCCAGCCCCAGCAGGTCGGCACTTCGTTTGGCTACACGCCCGACGCGGTGGCCACGAATTTCGGTTACACGCCAGATGCTCTGACGGCTGAGCGCGTTGGAACGACTTTTGGCTATGACCCGCAACAGGTGGCCGCGCAGGCCGCCCTTGGCGGTATCCAGCAATACTTCAACCCGTATGAGCAGCAGGTCATCGAAGGCTCTATGGGCGACCTTGAGCGCCAGCGTATGCGGCAGATGGCTCAGATGGGCGCGCAGGCAACGGCGGCTCGGGCTTTCGGCGGGTCCCGCCAAGGAGTGGCTCAGGCTCTGACGAACGAAGCCTTCGCACAACAGGGTGGGCAACTTGCCTCGCAGCTTCGCGCGCAGGGTTTCCAGACGGCTCTCGGCGCGTCTCAGCAGGACGTTGCCAACCAGCTTCAGGCCGCTTTGGCCAACCAAGGGGCAACTGCACGCGCATCCGAATTTGGCCAATCGACCACGCTTCAGGCTCAGCAGGCGAACCAGCAGGCCGCATTGCAGGC